ATTCTTTAATGCTCCTCCAAAAGGTTCAACTCCAGTATCTAGACCATACGAATCGGCTGCTGTATTAGACTGAGAACCAGCAGTATTATCATATACAAATTCGTGACACATCTGCCGACCACTCATAACAGCTTCACGATCCTTGTTCATTTCATTAGATACAAACATTGACTCATACGACTTAAAGAAATTGTAGTCCTCACATTCATCGACGGTAGCACCTCCAACTCTTAGAGTTGCTCTCCTAATTAGAGAATGTACACCCACACCGAGTGGAAAGAAAGCACCATCAGCAGTAGAAGCATTTTTCTTTACAGAAAGAGTAATTCTTGAACCATCATGCAAATAGCCCTTGTTTTGAAGAACAAAACGGCAAGATACATCATTACAAACAATTGGATCGAGCACATCACTCGAGACATCCATAGCCATATTTGATTGAATTTCTCCTACCTTAATAAGGTTAGGAACATTTCCTTCATCCATTTTTGGGGGATCAATAGGGAGAGTTTCTTGAATATCAGCCATATTTTTATAATATGAGAAACATAAAAAAATAAATAAAAAAAAAATTTAAAACTTCATTAGGCTACAATCTGAATGCCCTGAGGAGAATATAGCATCGTCTGCCTTGAATGTACAAAAAGGAAAAGAGCATTCGGTGAATCACTATCGAGACCTACTTCCATCTGTATACCAAACGGAGTTGTCGAAAAATCTTCACCTATACCAGTTCCACTAGTATCAAATGGAACACCTAGACATTCTTGAACACCTCCCTGTGCTGTAAGAGGAGTCGTAGCTCCAGAATACAATCTGTTGGTATTTACAGGAGAAATCTGAGACTTAATAGTTCCAGGTAAAATACTATCACGAGCAAAAGTAACCACCTGAGGATCTACAACAGTAGTATTTTCACTATCTTTTACATTTGTATCTAAATTAAAATTGAAAGGCATACGACGTCCTGCCTTGGTTACAATTATAGATTTTATATCTGCCTGACTCCCATCACTATTGAGAGGGGTAGTAGTAGCATACGAGTTGTATGCTAAATTATTTAGATACTTCGAAGGACACATATTCATGAATACCCCAAGAGTTCTTGATGTTCCAAGGTTGAAATTTACAACAGCATTTGCAGAATTAATTACATTAAAATATGATGTAATAGCATTGTAGGTGACTTGACCTGAAGACGGCTGTTGCTGTTGAGGAACATTTAATTCACAATGAAGACGGACATTTTCTAGTTCATAAAAAGCATCCGTAATACCATTAGTGCTTCCATTAAGAGCATACAATGCCTGAGCATCTGGTGCTAATGTTAGAGAAATTTCACAGCCCCCAAGTGCTGTAGCATCAAGGGGTAGTAAATTTCCTGAACTTAGAACACCTGTAGGCAAGTTTATACAAAATCTCGATCCGTGGGCAGTAGCAGGGAAATCAACTAATTCTCTCTTTTGAGTTTCATAGTTAGGTACAGTAAGAGACTGATTATTTGAAAAAGTCATACGTTCTTCACGGCTGGCTACATAAGAATTGTATGAAGCAAGGAAACGTCCATAGTGATTTATGGTTTCCATTACCTGACGAGATCTCTGAGATGTAATAGTTACCTTATCAATAATTGAATAGATAGCTAGTTTTTCATCAATACCAAGCTGATCGGCAGTAGTTGGCTTAGTTCTATTAGCATCCTTATAGAACTTAATATCTCCAGAAAGTCTTACACTACCACAATCAAGAAGGTGAGGCTGAGAACCAATTAGGAAAGAAACAATTGGATTACCTTGCTTATGGGAAATTTTTTGTGTAGAATTGATATTTGACGGCTGTATCTCGTTGTAGATAATACTCATTTTTATAATACTTAATATATATTATTTTAGATGATATTATTTTAAAAAAATTGTAAAAAATTATACTTCGACGGAAATACCATCCCCACGGATAACTATTCTACGAAGGTGGTATACAAAATTACACCAGAGCATATCCTTTTCAGGAGGGTTGGCTACATCTTGGTAATGGACGTTAAGACGTAAATCTTTATTTCTCATATCGTACACCCCATTATTGAGAGAAAATGTTCTAGCTACAGCAAAATTCTCATTGAATCTTGACATCTGTAGTGCAGGCATACCAGCAGCCTGAAGAGCTTTATCAAGTTCGAGCAGAGGAATAGCATCTACAGAACTCTTTGAAGAAATTTTTTCTGTATTGACATTCAAGCTAGGTTGATTACGTCCATCATAGAAAAAGAAATATTCTGTAAGTCTGTTCGAAATACCAGCAATACCACTCTGAGAAGAAAGTAATTCATTATCTTGAGAGTTAGAATGAATCTGATAAGTTCCAGCACATGAAATCTGATCCTTTGCCGAATATACAGAGGCATCTGTAGGAACACAGATGACAGACTTAGCACGTTGATGATTACCAGGTATTCCAATATTTGCAACACGGTCACCCTTGAGCTGAGAATAATTATATACCTGAGTTGAAAGGAAATCATAACACATCATTTTACCACATTTTAATTCTTCCATTACTTCCTTTTGAGCATTAGCACCAAGGTCAATTTGATTTAGTACAAGTTCTACATTACTCATCGAATATGTGGGAGAATATGTTGTAGCATTAGCAACTGATGTAGAATATAGGAAAACATTTCCAGCATTGGTAATATCTGAACCATTATTTGTAACAGAAGCATTGAGAGTAATTTTAACATACTTATTTGCTCCAGTTCCAGAAGTTTCAATAGTCTTAATAGTAGCATTAGCAGAAAGAGGATACTGCTTAGAAGCATCTCTAAGTTGAATCTTTTCTCCAACAACTAGAGGGAAATTTTCAACTGACCAGTTGTTGTTATCGTGCTTGATAAATATTGTATCACTATCAGAACCATTTGCCCACGTTGCTGGGCTACCAGTATTACCATCAAGAGAATGGAAAAGTGGATTGAGTGTTAGTCTACGATGTTCATTTACTGAATCTAGCTGACGGAAGCATCTCTTGTTTTCTGAAGTAAGAATTGAAATAAATAAACCATTCATTAATCCATTGGGTACAATACGGTCATTTTGGAAAAGTCCAGTGTGAAGGGGTAGCTTCAACTTACATTGTGTATATTTATTTGAGTTCGTAAATGCTTCACTTGTAGGGTCAGCAGATACATTGCTATAGTAAGGAGTATACTTGTGGTTTGCAAGTTGAGACTTAGTAGAGCCACGAGTTCCACGAGAATCAGGAGTCCAAATTCCAGCACCTTCATTTAATGCTCTAAGATTCTTTAGAGTTTCATTAGAATGATAAGCATACTTCATAGCTACATGAACTGGGTAGTGTCTAATTTCCTCAAGCAATTCGGTTTTATCCCCGCTGTGAATTCGAACCGTATCGAGCAAAATTTGGCCTCCGATGAGTTCATCTAACTGGAGACGGGTATTACAAGCATTTTCATCCTGTGAAATAGTTAAATCAAATTGGAGGTATGAATTCTGGGGTTTGAAATATTCAACATTGGGGGGAATGTAAAATTCAATAATTTTTTGTGCATCATAGGTGAGACCATTTTGAGATGGAATAGCAACATAATCCTCTTTAAGGGGAATCTTGTTGTCAGCAACGAAAAATCCTGTAGACATATTTTATAATGTAATCAATATAAAAAAATAAATTAAAAAAAATAAATTAAAAATTATCTTGTAGCAGCAAAAGATCCAGCAAGAGATGCCTGTGCAGTCTGGTGAAGTTGTGGTGGGTCTGTTGGTTTTGAATCTGTAGCAATTTTCTTTGCTGTATCAACTGCCTCACCTGCAGCCTCTGATATACCTCCTAATGCTTGAAGCCCAGTACCTATTACACCTGCTAATTGAAAACCAGGGACAAATCCTAACATATCGAGAGCAGTCCCTCCAATAGTAGCAACATTTCCAAGTTTTTCTTCCCAATTATCTCCAGCAATACCTTTACCCTCTTTAAAACTTTTAACATCAGCAGCAATATCCAAACCAGATGATGCAATTCCACCTAAAACTCCTACACCTTTACCTAATGCCCCTGCTACTTTAGCACCCTTTCCAACGTCCTCCAGTGCCGTAGCAGCACCTTCAGTTTTAGTTAATACAGTAGAACCTTCTTCTAAAGTTCCTTCACTTGTTGTAATAGCAGCAGCATTAGGTTTAGTCAACACATCTGAACCTTCTCCTAATGTTCCTTCACTTGTTGTAATAGCAGCAGGAGGCTTTGGTTCAAGTGATTCGACTTCTTCACCTGCTGCAGCTCCCTTAGGTGCTGATTCAGCAGATGTTGGTTTTACTTCAGTAAATCCACCAGCACCAGGCCCTGCCTTATTTGCTTTTTGATAAGCATTCAATGATGTTTTAAAATTACTCATAGCAACTGATTCTGTAAGAGCATCTTTAACTCCAGACATAATACCAGTCTCTTCATCTTTTCCCACTTGAACTGTTGCAGCCTTCGAAGCATTATCAATTGCTTTTTTATTAAATTCTCTGATACTTTCATTCATATTTTGAACTGCTCCCATTCTTGAGTTCCCGAGGGAAATAGCACTACTCATGTTATATCCATCCATGTTTTTATAATATTATATACAAATTAATTTTCAGAGATATTTTCTAATTTATTTAGTTCGTCCTGTTTTTCTTCTTCACTTTGATCCGTACCACCAGTAGCAATTTTTTTCTGGAAGTTATGAAACATCTCAGGAGGATTTTTTGATAGCTTCATGTAACAGAAATCATATTTTTTTTTACAACATTGTTTATATAATTTCATCCAGTTATCACTGCCCTTGAACAAGTCTCCGAACTCTTCACTTATAGCTTGGAGTTCCCGTTGATTAGGGAACGGACTACCACAAATGACAGATGTTGCATTGCTCCTAATAATGGGATCCACAGCACCTCTGAATTTTTGAACACTTATAACTAATAATTTTATTCCGTAGTGTCTACTACGTGTAACTAAATTTGCTATGTTACTATCTAGCATTCCCACACAATCATCTAATACCAAAGCAATTTCTTTTGTAGGATCATCATCTCCTTTAGCCATTTGTCTTTCAATAATATTTTGAATTAATTGTGGACTATACGTATCATGACACTCAAATCTTTTTTTCATAAATCTTGATGTACTATCCATATTAATTGTAGGTGATATTACAACTACACCCCCAGGGAAAAAATCTTGACCATAAAAATTATCATTAAGAAATAATGAACTAATTATTGTCGATTTACCTGTCTGCCTCGGTGATATCATAAGTAAACATTCTCCAGCACCTTTGACACCTACACCGACATCAGGCAAGTTAGGATGATGATATTTTGCAGTTCCAGTATTTTCATCGACTATAGGAATAATTTGAGGCCCATCCATCTTTATTATACCTTATAAAATATTTTTTTAAATTTAACTTAATTGAGAATTAATACTTTCAGCATCCCATATCCAAATTCTTTTTCTTGGGTAATCTCCTTCCATCTTTATATTATATAAATTATTTTTTTTTAAATATTGTAACGACTCTAAATCTATGATTTGTAGATTTTACCATTCCAATTCTACCAATAATATCAAAATGTTCTTTTTTGTATTGTGGTAATACTTGGTCTAACCAAATTAAAATTCCGTCCTTTTTCATTACCTTATAACATTCATTAAAAACTTTATTTCTTTTAACCATACAACATCCATAATGATCACAGTCTTCTATACTATATGGAGGGTCTGCAAGTATTAGTTCATAAAAATTTTCTGGAAGTATTTCTGACATACTTTCAGCATTGATACCAGTTTTAAAATCTACTTTATCATATTCATCTGAATCAGGTAAAGACCCCGAAAATAAATGTAATGTTCGTTTACGTACTAATGGAAAAAGAGAATGTATTCTTTCGAGGTATCCGTAAGGGTAAGCACCATACAATTCTGTTTTAGTTGTATAATTATTTCCCATTACCCATATTCCCTCGATTACATCTCTATTTAAAATTAATTTAGAATAGTTTGGAAATTTATTATGATAGTTATCAATTATTTTTTGAATGTCCATATACTTTATAAATTATTTTTATTGTGTGAAAAAAACGTTCTTACTAAAAAATCCTTCATCTCCATAGTATGCCTTGGGTGGATATACCATTTGCTTAATTGCTTCTTCGTGTTTTTTTCTTTCTACCTCTTCTTCAATCTTTTTCTTTTTTTCAGCTTTTCTCTGTTGACGTAACATTTCATTTTTTACTAATGCTTCATCGATAGCCTTTTGTATAATATCAGGATCTATCTCTGCCTTTGGTCTTGGTGGAGGTACATCATTGACAATATCTTCTAATTCTTTTTTTTTACTTGCCTTCTTTTTTACTTCTGCTTTAGATTCTAATTCTTTCATTTCTTTTCTTTCTTTTGCTTTTTGTTTCCGTGCTTCTACAGCTTTCTGTCTTGCTAATTTTAATTTTTCCTTATGCTCTTCAGTCATAGGCTTACGAGGTTTTTTTTCTTTCTTTACTGGTGCTACTACAGGTTCGGCCGTCTTCTTCTGCTTTACAAATATTTCATCTGTATCGATATTTTCTCGGACAGGCTCAGGTTCTGCAACTTCCTCTTCTTCACTTTCAGGAGGAGTCTCAATTATTAAATCAGGATCATTTACAATATCAGGTAAAATATTTGACATTCTTTATATTATACCTTATATTTTATTGTAAATACATAAAAAAATATTAAAAAACTTATAAACTAAATATTTATTTTACATTT